CAATGACGGCAACACCTACGCGCTGAACGGCGGCTCCTCGAACAAGAGCGCCAGCGCGACCCAGGCCGTGACGCTCGGCCAGACGCTGTGCGCGACCGCCTCCGTCATCCCCGGCGCCGTCGCCTACGCCTGGTACGTCGGCGCCGCCGGTGCGGAGACGCTGCAGGCGATCACCACGATCAACAGCGCGTCGTTTTCCGCCCCGCTGGCCGCCGGCCAGCAACCGGCGAGCGCGATCGCCGCCGACACTTCGCGCAACGCGACGCTCGCCTTCGATGGCCTGCTGACCGTCGGCTTCCTGCCGGCCAACTCGACCTACGTGCAGGCGATGCCGAACGGCGCAGCGGGCGCCGGCTCGTTCCTCACCGCTTCCGGCCGCGGCTCGGTCAACGAGATCGACGCCATGCTGGTGCAGATGTGGAACACGTATCGGGTGTCGCCGACTGCGCTCTACGTCAATGCGCAGGAACAGAAGAACATCACGACCAAGTGCCTGACCAACGCCTCGGGGCCGCTGATCCGCTACAACGTCTCGGCCGACAGCGACAACGGCGGGCCTTACGGCGTCTCGGCCTCCGGCGTGGTGCGTTGGTACTACAATCCGTTCAGCGTCGACGGCGGCTTCGACATTCCGGTCAAGGTCCATCCCGACCTGCCGCCGGGCACCATTCTCGCGCTGTGTGAGCGGCTGCCGGTTTGGTACCAGTCGAACCAGACGCCCAACGTCGCCGAGGTGCTGACGCGGCGCGACTATTATCGCGTCGACTGGCCGCTGCGCACGCGGCGGCGCGAGTTCGGCGTCTACGCCGAAGAGACGCTGGCGGTCTATGCGCCGTTCGGCGTTGGCATCCTGACCAACATCGGCAACGGCTGACCGAGACCGGAGGGCGGGCGCTGCAATCGCGGCGCCGTCGCGCCCTCCCCCGCGCGATTGCGCTCCCGTCCTCCGACATCGGCGCCCTGCCCATGAGCCCTCACGACCTGACCAACCTCGCCGCGCTGAAGGCGTGGCTCGGTCTGCCCGCCGCAGCTTCGGCCAGCGACCCGACGCTTTCCGGGCTCGTCACCGCGGCGAGCCGGGCGATTTGCGCGGCGCTTTCGCGCCCCGGCTTGCTGCCACAGGACTATACCGAACTGCGCGACGGCGACCGCCGCACGCTGATGCTGCGTCATTGGCCAGTGCTGCAGGTGCGCAGCGTGACCTGGAACGGCGTCGCCGTGCCGCAGATCGTCGCCGGGCGTATCGGCGCGGCGTTCGGCTACGTGTTGCGGCCCGGCGATCTCGCGCCGCCCGGCGCGCCGCAGGCGCTCGACCTGTTCGGCGTCGCCCGTTCGCATCGCCGCGCCAATGTCGTCGTCGATTACCAGGCGGGCTACGCGATCGTCGGCGAGACGCAGACGATCCCCGCCGTCGCGCCATTCACCGTCGCGGCGCTGGCGCCCTACGGGCCGTGGGCCAGCGACCTCGGCGTGACCGACGCCGACAGCGGCTTGCCGCTGACCGCGGTCGCCAACGCGCCAGCGGTTGGGCAATATTCGGTGGCCGGCGGCGTCTACAGTTTCTCGGCCGCCGACGCCGGCCCAGTCGTTTCCGTGAGCTACGGTTACGTCCCGCAGGATCTGGCGCAGGCGGCGCTCGAGCTCGCCGCCGAGCGCTTCCGCGCCGCCGACCATATCGGCGTGCGCTCCAAGTCGCTCGGCGGCCAGGAGACGATCACGTTCGACGCCGCGCCCATCTCCGCGCCGGTGCTGGCGCTGATCCAGCCGTACCGAAGGGTGGCCGCCTGATGTTGGGCCTCTCTCTCTCCGCCGACGACGCGCTCGACGCGCGGCTCGGCGACTTCGCTGGCGCCCTTAGCGACGCTCTCGCCGTGAAGGCGGAAGGGCTGGCGCTGGCGCTCGCTGAGGCCGTGAAGGTCGACAAACTCTCGGGCCAAATGCTCGCCGCGCGCTCGGGCGCGCTACGCGACTCGATCGCCGCCGAGGTTGCCGCCGACGGCGACGCGGTGGTCGCAACGGTAGGCTCGCTCGGCGATCTCAAGTATGCGGCGATCGAGGAATACGGCGGCAAGACCGGCGCGCACGAAATCCTGCCCGACAAGGCGAAGGCGCTCGCCTTCGTCGCTGGCGGCGCGATGCGCTTCGCGGCGCGCGTGGAACATCCCGGCTCGACGATTCCGGCGCGCTCGTATTTGCGCGCGACGCTTGATGAGCAGAGCGACGCGATCGTCGCCGCGCTTGGCGCGACGCCGCAAGAGACCTGGGAGCGCACATGAGCCGCGAAGCCGCCTTCTCCGCTTTGTTCGCCGCCGTCTCGGCCGCCTATCCGTGGGGCGTCGCGTCGCGCCGGCTCAAGTTGTGGAGCGAAGTTCCCGCCGCGCTGCGGCCGGCTTTGTTCCAACTCGAAAGCGGTCCCGAGACCTATCAATGGCCGACGCCGGCGGCGCCGAAGCGGACGCTGGAAGCAAAACTGTTCCTCTATTTCGACGCGCGCGATCCGGCGACGCCAGGCGCCAGCGCGATCAACGCCGCGCTCGACGCGCTGGACAGCGCGCTAGCGCCCGTCGACGCCGACTTCGCGCTCGGCCGCCAGACGCTCGGCGGCGCGGCGCACGACTGCAAGATCAGCGGCGTCCCGGTGCGCGACCCCGGCGACCTCGACGGCGACGCGATCGCGGTGGTCACGGTGAGGCTCGTGCTGCCGTAACGCCATCCCGATTTCGCGACGCCGAACACGGCGCCCCCTCACGCTCCAAGGACCATCCGCCCATGCCCGACGAAGGCCGCCAGACGCCGTTGCCGCCGAGCCTCGTCGCCCGGCTCGCCGTCGCGGCGCGCTATGCGATCAGCGGCGTCGCGCCCGATACGTGGTTCGGGCCGCAACAGCCGCTCGCTCCCCAGGCGCCGCCCGAGGTCAAGGGGCGGCAGTTCGACTATCCGTTCGGCGTCAACCTCTCCTACGTCCCTCGGGCGACCGCCGGCATTTCGTTCGCCGAGCTGCGCGCGCTGGCCGACGCGCTGCCGCTGCTGCGGGCGGTGATCGAGACGCGCAAGGATCAGGTCGCGGCGTTGAGCTATTCGGTGCGGGCGCGCGATCCCGCCAACGCTGGCGACGCCGCGGAGCGCGCCAAGGCCGCCCTCGCCTTGCTCGCCCGGCCCGATCGGCGCCATGCGTTCTCGGCCTGGCTGCGCATGCTGCTCGAGGACATGCTGGTGATCGACGCGGCGACGCTCTATCCGCGCTTCACGCGCGACGGCGCGCTCTACAGCCTCGACGTGATCGACGGCGCGACGATCACGCCGCTGATCGGCGAGGACGGCCGCTCGCCCGACCCGCCCGACCCCGCCTATCAGCAGATCCTGCACGGCGTGCCGGCGGCCGATTTTTCCGCCGACGAGCTGCTCTATCTGCCGCGCAATGTGCGGGCTCACAAGCTTTACGGCTTCTCGCCGGTCGAGCAGATCGCGCTGACCGTCAACATCGCGCTGCGGCGCGAGGCGGCGACGCTCGACTACTATCGCGCCGGCTCGACCCCCGACGCTTTCGCCACCCTGCCGAAGGAATGGACGGTCGATCAGATCCGCCAGTTCCAGGATTATTTCGACGCGCTGATGAGCGGCAATTCGGCGCGCCGGCGGATGACCAAGTTCATGCCCGCCGACTTCCGCCTCGTCGAAGCGCGGCAGCCGCCGCTCAAGGACCAGTACGACGAATGGCTGGCGCGCGTGATCTGCTACGCCTTCTCGGTACCCGCCTCCGCCTTCGTCGGCCAGGTCAATCGCGCCACCTCCGAGACCCTGCGGTTGCAAGCGACGCAAGAAGGACTCGTGCCGCTGAAGGCGTGGATCAAGAGCGCGCTCGACCATGTGATCCAGGTCTGCCTCGGCGAGCCCGACCTCGAATTCGTCTGGGTCGGCGACGACGCCGTCGACCCACTGCAGCAGGCGCAGACGCTCAACATCCTCGTCGGCGCCGGCATCAAGACGATCGCCGAGGCGCGCGCGGATCTGGGGCTGGCGGCGGAGGGGAAAGCGGCGCCGTAGTTCGGCAAGTTCAATCATCATCACGACGAACGTGGGCGGTTCGCGACGGCGGATGAGGCGGTTGAGCCGGGCGCGGCCGGCGCAAGGTCGCCGAAGGACATCCGGGTCGCCGCCAACGACGACCCGAAGACGAAGAGCGACGCGAGCGGC